GCCCACAATGGGCACTGGGGCGTTTTGGGGGCAGGTTCTCCAGCGGACGATGGAGCAATGGATCGACAAGTGCGAATACATCCTGACCATCGACTACGACACCTTTTTCACCCGCGAGGATATTGAGAGCCTCATGGCGATGGCCATGGCGTTCCAGTGCGATGCCATCACGGGGCTTCAGGTAAAGCGAGAAGACGGCAGGCCGATGATGACGCTGCTCGGGACGCTTGACGATCCGCCGCCTGACGGGCAAACGCAGGTGCCTAGGGAGTGGTTTGGCGAGCCAGTGCAGGAGGTAGACACCGCCCACTTTGGATGCACGGTGATTTCGACGGCTGCGCTCAAGAGAACGGCCAAGCCTTGGTTTTTCGGCAAGCCCAACGAGTCTGGCGAATACAACGACGGTGCCGGCCGGTGTGATGACGATGTGTGGTTTTGGCGGCAGTTCAAGGCCGCCGGAAATCGTCTCTACATCACGCCTCGCGTGGTGCTTGGGCACGGTGAATACGTCGTGACATGGCCGAGCCGTGATCTCGGCAAGCCGGTTTTTCAGTACGCCACCGATTTCACGAACGGTGGAAAACGCCCCGAAACTGCATGGAGTGTGCCCGGATGAGGAAACTAGTGTTTGCCCGAGCGTGGAGAAACTTCCGGCCAGGGCAGTCAGCAGACATTCCCGGCGGGCTGGCAACGGAGCTGATCGCCCGCAGGGTTGCCGTTGAGGACGATCGCGGAAGCATCATCGAGACGGCTTCCGTTGACCGGCTGGCGGAAACAGCAGACGCAACGCCGAGGAGACGAGGACGCCGTGCGATACCGAAGCCTGACGAGATCGAGCGGCCCGGCGGCTGAACCTGTCACGGTAGCCGAGGCGAAGGCTCACCTGCGTGTCGATATCTCCGACGATGACGCATATATCGGCACGCTCATCACGGCCGCCCGCGAGTGGGTTGAGGCGTACCTAGACCGCACGCTGGTGAATACCCAGTGGGTGATGCGGCTGGATTCATTCCCGATTGAAGATATTGAACTGCCGCGGCCGCCGATGGTTTCTAGCGGTACGGCCACGAGCGTTTCGGTCGCGTACACGTACACCAGCGGTGCCACGGCCGTTTACAGCAGCTCGAGCTACCGAGTCGATCGTGCCTCCACGCCTGGTGCTGTGCGCCCGATTTACGGCGGAACATGGCCAAGCGGCATGACCGACGAAAACGCTGTGAGCGTGACGTGGTGGGCCGGCTACGGAGCCGATGGCTCCAGCGTTCCGGCAGTAATCCGCCACGCCATGCTGATGCTCATTGGGCACTGGTATGACGGCGCACGTCAGGCCGCAGTGTCAACAGGAGCCGTCCCGCAGGATGTTCCTTACGGCGTGAAGTCTCTGCTGGATTCTGCGAAATGGGGGAGTTACCAATGACGATCGAGGGGCGAATCACCATTGATGCTTTGATCCAAGACACGTCTGGGTCTACGGATGTCAAAATCATCAGTCTTGCAAAGTCAGATGCAATCGGCTCTGACTCTATCGCTGCTTTTGCGTCAGGCACCCTTGCAGACGGCCAGACTGCATCCATTGATTTCAACGCTGGATTCAGGGACGCCGCAGGCGATGTCTTGACGTTTGAGTCAGTGACTCGGCTGCTGTTTCAGTGGAGCGGCGGATATTCTCGGACGCTTGGAGGCGACACCTTTTCCGTGGCTTCAAAGGATGATCGCGTTGCTTCCAGCGACTGCGACGAGGGGCAGCCTCTCACGATTGGGGCAGGAACGGGAACGGGAACGTATTCCATCGTGATGATTGGCACGCCGATATGATCAATCCAGGCGAAATGCGGGAGCGTGTAATCGTCCAGCAGGCCGCTGAGAACAGAAACGCCATCGGCGAAACTGTGCTTTCGTGGAGCACTTTTGCCGAGCGATGGGCGAGCGTTCAAGGAGTCTCTTCGCGCGAAGCCCTGGACGCAGGGCAGCAAGGCACAACCATCACGCATCGCGTGAGAATGCGATACGTGACCGGCATGACGCAATCCATGCGGATGTCTTGGAGAGGCCGCATCCTGAATATCGTGAGCCTCCTTGAATACGGAAACCGAAGCGAGCACGTAGCAATCTGCGAAGAGGAAGCGTGACATGGCTGGCGGAATCGAAGTAAAGATTGAGTTCCCAGAAATGCGTGAACTCAAAAAGGCTTTTGCTGAGCTACGGCCAAGCCTTGCCAGAAAGCACATGGGGGCTGCAATACGAAGAAGTCTTGCCCCTGGAATCACTGCCTTGCGTGGCAACGTCAAGCGAGGGCCGACCGGGAATCTTGCAAGGGCCATTGCCAGCAAAGTCAAAACGTATCGCTCTGGTAACGCCGTTGGTCTTGTTGGGTTTATTGCCGCCGGTTCTGGAAAGAATAAGTCAGCGGCAGGCGGCAGGGTTCGCACTGGAAAAGACCGCGCATTTCACGCCGGGTTCCTTGAGTTCGGAACCAAAGAGCGATTCATCAAGTCATCTTCCAGGCGATCCGGGGCATCTGTCGCCAGCTCGTTCAGGACGCTCGGCCAGTTTTCCATCAAAAAGATAGCCACCCGAGGGAAGTTCAAGGGTGTTGCTCGAGTGCAGACCACGCCGAAATACCCAAAAGCATTTTTCAAAAAAGCCCCGCGTGGCGCGATGCTGAGCGTTGGCCAGATGATGATTGGCGGCAGCATGGGCAAGCCTCCCGTTCGGGAAGCCTACCGCGAGTCTGTTGGCTCAATGCGTTCAGAGCTTTCCAAGCAGATGGCCATTAGCTTGCAAAAGGCACTAAAAGACCTTTCCGACCAGTTTCCACCCAAAAACAGATAGCCATGCTGAAGACTCCCGAAGCAGCCCTGTGCCGCGTACTGATGGCCGATCCTGTCTTCGCCCTGCGAGTTGGCATGCGGCTTTCCCCTGTGCTGGCCAGTGCTTCTACGCCGATGCCTTTTGTGGTGTGGCAGAGGACATCCATTGAGCGCGACCAAGGGCTTTCGGGCCCGGTAGGAATGCCGAAAGTCAGTTGCGACTTCATCATCCACGCAGAAACGTATAAAGAAGCACGGCAAGTAGCGGATGCCATGCGTTTGGTTCTGGATGGCTACGGCGGCACTGTTCACAATGTAGTGGTCAATCAGGTCTATCTCGACTCAGAATCTGATGACTTTGTGACGCTTGCCGGATCAGAAATGCCTCCGGCTTACCAAATCACTCAGGGATACACGATTCTCTGGCAGGAGACATAGCAGATGGCAAGTACGCCCCATGATGGATCAGGCACAGTAGTAACGTTCCCTGGCTTTACGGGCACCGTCACGGGGCTCACCTACAACCAGAGCGAGATTGCAACGGGCTCGGGCGATGCCATCAACCTTGGGCATCTTGGCCAGACAACTGGTGAGAAGATCCTGACGATGCAGCGCCCGCTTAAGGGCTCTGGCTCAAACGATACCGGCAAGACCGTATCAATGGAGTTCATTGGCACTGGCATTCTCTCGGGCGGAAGCTCTGGAACGCTTGTGATTACCGGCGGCGTTTCGATCAATGCCGCTGCTACCGTGGTCAGTTCCTCCCTGACTCTTGCCGTGAATGAGCCGATCAAGGGCACGGCCGAGTTTCGGGTGGCATAACCACGGAGGTTTCCGTGGCCACTTATAGCACCGGAATCGCTGTCGCATTTGACTCCGTTGATTTCAGCGAAGTCGTTGATTTGAGTTGGTCTTATGGCGGCGGCCCATCTCGAGGCCGCAGCGTTGCCTGGACTGACGAGGCTGGCACCGTCACGGTTGGCTGTCACGGCACGGCCAATACCAGCGTTTCCCTTTATGGCACACGGGCAACGCTGCAGATCAGCGGTGGCGGTGCTGGGTTGACAACTCCAGCAGTATGGGAAGGCGTCTCCGTTGCTCCCGAGCTCAACGGAATAACAAAGTACATCGTCACTTTCAGGATTTTGGACAACTGACATGGGACTCCGCGAAGAACTGAAGTCAGCCGCTGCACCAAGAAAACCCCAGAAGGTTCAGATTGAGGGGATCGGCCTGGATCTCTACGTGAGGACGATGACGGTTGGCGAACGGGATTCATGGGAACTTTCGTGCCTTCAGTCTGAAAGCGGAAAGGTGCCAAAGGATTTCAGAAGCAAGTATCTCTGCCGCACGCTCTGCGACTCTGACGGCAAGCGTCTTTGGTCTGATGAGGAGTGGCAAGAGATTGCCGGCATGGATTCCGGCATCGTCTCGGCTCTTTTCGATGCTGCATCAAAACACAACAAGCTTTCGGAGGCGGATGTAGTCGAACTAGCCGGCGAACTTTAGCGCAAGGCCCACGCGGCGTTTTCTGTTCCGGCTTGCTGGTCATCTCGGCATGACCGTCTCCGAAATAGAAACACGCATGGACTGCAGGGAGCTGGCAGAGTGGATGGCATATGCGAGGTTTTTCCAGCCATTGAGCAGCTCGTGGGAAGAAACCGGCGTGATTGCCAGTGCAGTTCTTGCCCCATATTCAAAACACAGGC